CACATAATACCACAATGTTCACAAAATTAGCTAATAGTGCCTTTAATCAAGGTCAAAAAGTGTTACAAATCTTTTTTGAAGACACACCAAAAGTTATACAAAGAAAACACTTAGCTTGTTGGACTGGAATAAATTTAAGTGAATTAAGTCAATACAAAGAAGAGGTACAAGAATTTATAAATAATTTAGGTGATGATAGTAACTTAAAATTAAAGAAAATGGATAGTACTAATACTACCATGAGTACTATTAAAACTTATGTTAGAAAATTAATCTCCAGTGGATTTAAACCTGACTTAATTCTAATTGATTATATTGATTGTATTAAACCATCACAAAAAGTTGATGATGTTAACGTAGGTGAAGGTATGGTTATGAGAGAGCTTGAATCAATGTTATATGAATTTGATATTGCCGCTTGGACCGCTGTCCAGGGGGGACGTGGGGCCTTGAACTCCACTATTGTAGAGTCTGACCAAATGGGCGGTTCAATTAAAAAGGGTCAAATTGCTCACTTCATTTTATCTATTGCAAAGAGTCTTGAACAAAAGGAAGCTGGTACAGCAAATATTGCTATATTAAAATCAAGGTTTGGTAAAGATGGGATGGTGTTTGAGGATGTTATATTTAACAATGGTACAATTCAAATTGAGATTGAAGGTAAATCTTCAAATTCTGTTACAATAACTCAAGCAAGAGACAATAAAAAGAGTAAAGCTCAAAGTAAAATAAATGATATTTTGGATGCTAAATTAAGGGAACGAGCTCTTTAATTAAAAATTAACATTTAAAATTTTAAATTATTTAAGTTTCACGAATAGTTATTAATACAAAAAAAAAATAAGTTATATAAAAATGGAAAAGTTAGAAAAGATTTTAGAACCAAACGACAATAGATTCGTGTTATTTCCGATAGAGCATCCAGATATTTGGGAATATTATTTAACTGAGAAATCTGCAATGTGGACAGCTGAGGAATTGGATTTATCTAAAGATTTGGACCATTGGAACAACAAATTAAATGATAGTGAAAGATTCTTTATTAAAAACGTGTTAGCTTTTTTTGCTGCTTCAGATGGTATTGTTAATGAGAATTTAGCTATTAATTTCTTAAATGAAGTTCAGTACACTGAAGCTAAGTTTTTCTATGGGTTTCAAGTAATGATGGAAAACATTCATAGTCATGTTTATTCGTTATTAATTGATACGTATATTAAAGATATTGAGGATAGAAATAAATGTTTCAATGCAATTGAATATATGCCACCAGTTAAAAAGAAAGCTGAATGGGCGTTAAAATGGATTGAATCTGATTCATTTGTTGAAAGATTACTTGCTTTTGTGGCTGTTGAAGGTATATTCTTTAGTGGTTCTTTTTGTTCAATATTTTATTTGAAATCAAGGGGGTTGATGCCAGGTTTATGTGATAGCAATGCATTCATTTCTCGTGATGAAGCCTTGCATTGTGATTTTGCAATTCATTTATTAAATAACCATATTAGTAATAAACCATCACAAGATAAAATAAGAGAGATTTTATTATCAGCATTGGAAATTGAAAAAGAATTTATAACTGAATCATTACCAGTTTCATTAATAGGTATGAACTCTGATTTAATGATACAATATTTGGAATTTGTTGTTGATGGGTTATTATTACAATTAGGTTGTGATAAAGAGTTTAATTCAAAAAACCCTTTTAGTTTTATGGCTCAATTAACATTAAGAACAAAACAAAACTTTTTTGAGGGTCGCTCAACTGAATATAAAGCAGCTGATTTAAGTGGTCCAATATCATTTGACGAAGAAATTTAAAAACAATAATAATAAAAGTTATGAAAGTAATAAAAAGAAACGGTAGTAAAATAGAATTTAATCCTAGTAGAATTTTAAATAGAATTAAAAAACAATCTGAAGGATTAAAAGTTAATGCTGATGAGGTTTTCATTAAAGTAACACAAGGTATTGCTGATAACATGACAACCAATCAATTGGATGATTTGGTTTCTGTGGTTTCAGAATCATTGGCAATGAACCATCCAGATTATTCTAAATTAGCAGCTAATATTGCTATAAGTAAATTGCATAAGGAAACTGAGGATTCATTTTTTAAAGGGATAAAAAAACAATATAGTTTAAATTTATTAAATGAAACTTATTATAATAAAGTTAAGGAAAATATAAAATTAATTGATAGTGTAGTTGATTATACTAGAGATTATAATTTTGATTATTTTGGTTGGTGTTCATTAAAAGATATCTACTTATTAAAAGATAGTTCTGGAAACATTGTCGAGAGACCACAACAAATGTATGTTAGAGTTGCTTTAATGTTGACAAACAATGATGCTGATTTTATTGAAAAATATAATGATTTAAGTTTACAAAAAGAAAGTCCAGCTACACCAATAAAAATTAACATTGGAACTAAAATAGGGCAAATAGCTTCCTGTAACTTGTCTATTGTTCCAGACGATTCGACTGACGGATTATTAAATATGTTGAATAGGATTTCAATATCATCTTCTAAAGCTGAGGGTATTGGTTTAGCTATTTCTAATATTCGTTCAAAGGAAAGTAATGTTGGTAATTCAGATGGTAAAGCTGGTGGTGTATTAAAATATTTGAAGGTTATTAACGAAGCACTTAGATTCTGGAATCAAAGAGGTAAGAGACCAGGTTCATGTGCTGTTTATATCGAACCTTGGCATAAAGATATTTATGATGTTTTGGATATTAGAAAGAAAACTGGTGATGAAACATTAAGAGCTAGAGATTTATTTTCAGCATTATGGATTCCAAATAATTTTATGAGAGCTGTTGAAACAAATGGTGATTGGTATTTATTTTGTCCAAATGACTTAATTAAAGCTGGTTTAAAGCCTTTTTATGAAATTTATGGGGAAGAATATGAAACAGAATATAATAAGGCTGTAGAGTTAGGTATTGGTACAAAAATTAAAGCTCATGAATTATGGTTAAAAATCCTTGAATCTCAAATTGAGAGTGGTATGCCATACATGTGTTTTAAAGACCATGTTAATGAAAAATCAAATCAAAAAAACATAGGAACATTACATTCGAGTAATCTTTGTGCGGAAATAGTGCAAAAAACGGACAAAAATACCACGGCAATTTGCACATTAACGTCAATACCAGTTCAGAAATTTGTTAAGGAAGATGGTTATGATTTTGATGAACTTGGAAGAATTGCTCGTTCAATTACTAAATCATTAAATATTGCTATTGATGTTAATGAATATTCTACACCTGAAGGAAGAAAAGGTGGTACAGAACAAAGAGCTTTGGGAATTGGTATTCAGGGGTTAGCTGATGTTTATGCTTTATTGAAATTACCTTTTACTTCACCAGAGGCTAGAAAATTAAATAAAGATATATTTGAAACAATTTATTTCAATACTTTAAAACAATCATGTGAATTAGCAAAAGAAACTGGTAAAACATATGATTATTATGAAGGTTCTCCTATATCTCAAGGTATTTTTCAATGGGAAATGTGGGGGATAAATGAGAATGAGTTAAGTGGTATGTATGACTGGAATTGGTTAAGAAATGAAATTAAAACTCATGGTGTAACTAACTCATTACTAACGACTTGTCCCCCAACTGCATCTTCAGCAAGAGTCATTAACTCAAATGAAAGTTTTGAACCATTCACATCTAACTTATATGTGCGTAAAGTTACTGGTGGTGAATTTGCAATGGTTAATAAACATTTGGTTCGTGATTTGGAATCAGAAGGTTTATGGAATAGAGATATATTAAATGAATTGATTAAGAATGAGGGTAGTGTTCAAAACATTCCTTTGATTAGTGATGAGTTAAAAGAGCGATATAAAACTGTATGGGAGATATCACAAAAATCACTTATTGAAATGTCTGCTGAAAGAGCTCCTTTTATTGACCAATCACAAAGTTTAAATATCTTTTTTGATACACCAACAGTTGGTAAATTAACTACATCTCATACATTAGCTTGGAAATTAGGGTTAAAAACTGGGCAATATTATTTAAGAAGTCAATCAATTGATGTTAAGGCTAAACATTTAGCTATTGATATGTCAAAACAAAGTAAACCTGAAAAACCTGTTAATAGTCAATTTGAATGTGTTGGCTGTTCAGCATAGTTAAATAGA